CCGGGATTTAGGTTTTATACTATATATTACTTTCCCCAAATCCCTATTTACGGATATCCGCAACCCGGGATTTAGGTTTTATACTATATATTACTTTTCCCAAATCCCTATTTACGGATATCCGCAACCCGGGATTTAGGTTTTATACTATATATTACTTTTCCCAAATCCCTATTTACGGATAACTACTTTTTCCATAAGGGTTTTCCTTTTGGTTTTTCTTCTACCTCTTTAATAGCTAGTTCTATCCTAGGTGTTATTAATGGGGTTCTATCTTTTTTGTTTATTACTACTTTTGTAAGACCATTTGTTATACTTGGTCTCGCTGTTTTGTCTTCTTTATACTTCATATTAAAATCATTTATAATGAAACTTGGTATTGGTGGTTCTGAGTCCTTCAAGTTTTGTAAATCATTTGTTATAATAGTAAGAATATCATCGGCAGTTATACGACATTCTTTTTCAAGACTTAGTTGTATCTGTATGAACTTTGATATTTTAGAATATGTTAGATTTGTTATACGATGGTTTTCAGAACGTTTAGTCCAATCAAAAAAATTGTCAAGTGTTTTAAGAATAGCAACAAGAATACTAATACCACCAAGCATTATATTTTGTCCATCAAATAGTTCTAATGGACTTAAGAATCCAATGATACTACTTAGAACAATAACAGGAATATTTATAGATACAGAATATTTTGTATATGTTTGCCATGCCATACTATGTAGGATGGACATACATTCAGCCTTTTCACTTTCTTCTTTGAGAAGTGTTTCAAACTCATCAGTATATGATATAGTAGAGGAGTTAATATCCATTACTATATAATATAAAATAATACTGTTAAAATATTTACATAAGTCTGTGTCCAAGACGACCTCCGGAAGCACCTCCACCAGAGACACCACCACCAGAGACACCACCACCAGATCTACCGTATCCAAGAGCACCCATAGCAGAAGCAGCAGCTTTGCCGTATGGATTACCAGATTGTTCAAGCATACCTTTAGCAAGTGGAGCAACAGCTTTTGCAATAGGAGCAAGTTTTTGTGCTGCAGACTTGACCATATCAAGGAATCCACCACCAACAAGGCGTTTGACATCAGAATGAGTATAAGCATCTTGTTCGGAAGCTTCGAGAACATCAGCTTTAGTTAAGATACCAGTGTAAGTGGCACTAGTTCCTCTTTCATTAACGAAGACTCCTGAATTCATAGTAATGATGACCATTTCAAGTTGATTTGCAGCAAAGTTATAAACATTTGGATTTTCAACCTCTACTCTCAATTGTAAATTGAAGTTACCAAGCGATCCTGCTGCGTAGAAATCTTCGACGAGCTGGATATCTTTTCCAAATTCGAGAACAAGGAAAGATCCAACAGTTGGAACAACTTGGAAAGTAGAACTAGCTAAAGATTCAGTAACAACACCAGAGAATTCATACCAGTTAAGATTTGAACAGTTATCTTTAGTCATTCTGTATAAGTCTTCTTTAGTAGCAGAAGCCAAAATACCGCTTTGATTGTTAAAGTTAATGGTAATTCCTTTGATTGGTAAGCATGAATCAGCATCACCAGCTTTTTGGTTTCCCATTGTTTTTCTTACCATAACGATAAGCTTATCTGGGATTTGGTTAAGTTGGAGGCTTTGAGAGTTATAAGTTTTACTCAGAAGAGCAGTACTTTTAATTTGGTTACCAGACACAGCATTAGCTGCAGCTAAAGGAGTACCATTAATACCTTCTAAGTTAGAAGTAATATATCTTGGTAATTCATAATAAGGAACAACATTTCTTGCTGGCATGAGGTCGCTTGGATGTGGAGTTAAGAAGGTAAAGAGTAATTCTGGAAATTCAGCAAATGGTTCTAAAGAAACATTACTAATGAATGGAGTATTTGTTGCAGCTGGTGAGTTTTTAGTGTAATCAGCTTGAGATGCATTACCAGCACCATCGAGACCACGGAATACTCTTTGGTTTCCTGCAGTAACTGAAGCAAGGTTGAATACAAAGTTTAAGTTTTGAACCCCATAGAATCCTTGTGAATTGGATTTAGGATGAGCAAAAATAAATGGACTGATGAGTAATGGTTCAGTAATTTGGAATGTGAATGTTTCTTCAACAGTTCCAGCAACAGCTCCAGCAACAGCAGTGTATTCAATTGGAACAACAGAACCACGTGGAACATTGTAGTTATCAGTAGCATTGTTATATAATCCTAATGAGTTGTTGTTATTATTAGTAGCATCAGTGTAGGAATAATAAGAATCTTGATAAGTTGGTGTAGTTCCATTGTATGCTTGTAATTCTTCTTTATCAAGTAATCTCATAATAGATGGTAATACATCTTGAATATTAACAGAGACAGTGTTGTTGTTAATAGTAGCAGAAGCAACACTCATTAATTGATGGAGTGGGAATGGAGCAAGTGCAGCATTATAACCATATCTGCAACCTTTGTTAGCAGATGCACCATTATCATTAGTAGTTACTTTAAGCTTAAGTTTTGCTTTTAAGAGAACACGTCTGTCAATAATAGTTTGTTCAGATGGGACTTGGATGTTAAATGTAATTTGAGAAGTAGTAGCAGAGATAGCTCTGAACTGGGCACAAGTTACATTTTGACCACCCTTATTGACGGCATATTTGATTTTATCGGTGACATCGAGTCTGTCATCTTTAACGAGAACTTTTTGAAAGTCGGCCATAAGTATATACTAATATTTAGAAAAAAGTATATAATTAATATTTTTTTAGATTTTTTAGATTTATTAATAGTCTAAAGATGCTTGAAAGCTTTTCTTTCTAAACATAATTTTAATACTTGCTGAACAACCTGAATTTAGTCTGAATGGTGTAAGATTTCCCCATTGGTCTTTCCAATAGACTCTAATTTCTATAGCTGATAATGGTTGATTACCAAATAAATCTACTAAACGATATTCTGCTGTTGGTGTGTATTGAATATTTGGTCTATATTCTGAACCTGTTGATAAACCTACTTCAAAATCAGTTAATACATTGGTAATATTAGAGTTATTCCCTACATTAAAAAATTTACTGTCTGAACCATATACTTTAGGAACTGTTGTTAGTTCTGGAACAACTGGAAGTAAAGCTGTAGTAAATACCATTGATTGAATTGGTGTCCATAGTGGTCCTGTTGAATATTCTTGATATATTTGTAATGCTGTCCATCCTGCTGGTAATAAAATATTATTTAAACCATTTACATTTCTTACTCTTAACTGGTAGTTTCTACCTTGAGTTACTCCTTCAAAACCTAAATTATAAGTTTCAAAAGAAGCAAATAAATTATACATAGCTGCATTCATAAATATTTTAATTGGTTGAGTTGGTCCTGAAGTCATATCTAAGTTATAACCTAAAATATCAGCATTTAATATTGCTTGATAATCTGGGACATCCCATTCCATAAATGGTGCATTATTAGTTGGTAATGACTCACCTCCGGCAATAACTTGAGCATTTAAAGCATTAAAACAACTTGTAAATGTAGCATTAACTAAATCAATAAACCATTGAAAAGAATAACAATAATAATATTCATTATTTAAATCTTGAAATTCAATTGGTGGTTGTGGTAGTGATCCAGATAAGTTTTGAGGAACCCAATTTAAATATGCTTGTTGAACATAATTTGTGACTGCTCCTTGCCAAGATAAAGTGATTGAATAAATAGATAGATTAATATCATTCTGTCCAATCTGCATTTGGGGAAGTAGAACTGGTAAGCTTGGAGTTTCAAGACTAAATCTAACAACTGACATGTAATAATTTTGTGGATTATTTAAATATGGACTATTTCTAATTTCATTAAAAATTACTTCAGGTGGTCTGATTGAACCATTATCTGAATTCAAAATAGTGACATTATAATATATGTGGTCACTGTCGAAAGTTCCTCCTACATTTGAAACTAAACTCAAAGACATTATATACTAAATAATAGAAAACTTTAATTATAATTTAAATAAAAAATCTAATATTCTATTAAATATTATTGTAGATTTTAACCTACTATAAATATATATGTCTATTCGTCCTATTACTCTACCAAATGGAAAAATTCCATATTCTTTAATTGAAGGTGCTCCACCAGCTAATCCAACTTTAACAGATGTATTAACAAATGGTAATACTACAGGTGGAATTGATATTTTAGGCTCATCTTCTAACATTGAAACTGATGCTCTTAAATGTGTATCTATTAGACCACTAGCTTTTCCAGTTGT